AAATTGAACTATCTCGTTTTGGTCACTATAATTTGTTATGTTCCCTTCGCTGTCAATCAATTGTCTAGCTACAGTTGTTGCTAAAATATTACGAACCAACTTAATATATTCTAGTGTATATATTTTGTAGTTGGCTAATGTATCATCAGTTCCCTCAGACATATCAGTTATGACTTCAGTATCTTTAAAATTAATTTTTTGCTGAACGAGAAACCATCCCCTAAGAGCTTCTAAGACGTTATAAATCTTATCTGCTTCAATGGATAGACCCTCTGCTTTAGCTTCCTTATAAAGCTCGAAAACAGAGTTGTATACTATATTCATTGCAGTTGACCAGATGTAGCCAGTAAATTTATTTATGTCTTCTTCTCTTAAGTCAGTTCTAATTTTGTATATCTCATTGATATCATCCCAGTACGCAATTTTACTTTTGTAATATTCTTTTATTGCATCCCTTAACTCCTGCTGATTAGCTATAGTAAAAGTTAGGGTTTCGTCTAAGGACGCTATTAATTCTTCTGCTCTGTAATCATATGTTAATGTGGAATCGAATCCATCCATTGAAAGACCAACCTGATTTACATACTGAGCTGTGTCCTCTGACAACCATTCTAAAAGTGTGAGATCTAATCCTGTGTAAGGATTATCTTTTGGTATGAAAGTAAGATTTATACCAGATACTTCCGGCAATCTTTGAATCAGACATTCTATCTCTGATCTAAAAATAGGCTTAACAAATTCTGTGTATTCTTTTAGGTATGCATAAACTGCATTTATTGCCTGAGTCTTAACGCTGTTATAATTAGAACCTTCGAAAAGGGTAAGTTTTATAACCATGCTCATCTCATGAACAATTGGTTGAACAAAAGAATGTTGACCGCTACCTAATGTTAAATAACCTCTTCTGTTTAAATTATCCAGAACGACATCTACTTCAGAACCAGTTACAATAAAATCTTTTGGTTCTAATTTTATGCTGAATATTGAAGGAGGTACCAGAGCAGTTGATAGTCCGTAAGGCACTATGTATTCTTGTATAAATTCATCAGATGTTAACTCTAATGTTTTATTATCACCATCAGTAGTATCATTCTTAGTGAAAGTAACTTTGTCATAATCTAGCTGACTTTTCATTTTTAGTAAGTTAAGATTAAATCTATCCACGTCTCCTTGACTTGGTAAATCATTATAGTCATAATCCCAGAGATATGTTAATCCATTTACCTTGTATCCTTCCATATAATATTCGAAAGGGCCGGTAATAAAATAGTTTCCGTCTTTTTCCCTATACAAATCTTTCAGGAGGGTAAATCTTACGATGTTAGAATATCGTATGTCAAAATTTCCAGTTGGTTTTACTTTATTAAGAATGCTTTCACCGAATGCATTTGCATATCTAACATCTGATAGTCTGCTTAAGAATAATTTATAACTATTTCCATTACCTAAAGAATCGAGTGAGTTATAAATTTTGGAAGCATTTTTTTTGATTGAATCAAAACTTTCTGTATTTATTCCGCCTCGAACGTCAGTTGATAATACAAAATTAATATCAGTGGTAGTTAAATCACTTTCACTCCCATCCATTTGAGTTATTAAAATATCAGTAGATGTAGGAGTTGCGTCACCACCAGCTACGTTAAGAACATTTCCTTGCTCTCCAATAGTAGAGAAATATTTAACATTTATGGTACCGTAAGGTATTGCTCCGATAACACCATCGCTAAATTCTATTTTTGCTCTACCATCATTGGCTGTAGTAACCAATGCTGTATAGTTAAGACTTTTGTTTGATACTGAATTAGATACAAAGTTATCTATGTCATTAATGTCATTAGGATTTAATGAAGGATCGTAAAATCCTCTACGTGAAACTCTCCAAAATATTTTATCTTCACTTCCTGCAATAGTTTCTGGATTGTCAACTAATGAAGCATCACTTGTAACAACCGTGAATCTGGTTGACCTGTCTTGCATGTAATCGGGTTCAGTATAATTTGGATCACCAAAACCGAACCAATCAGCAAATGTTGCATCATTTATAATAAATTCTTGATTTTGGGATGCGTCGGAGAAAAATTGTATTGTTTTGAAAGTTCCTTCAGCAAGTACTGCACGTCCAGAAGTTAATACCAAAAGTCCTTCTTCAAAATTTGGATCTGTTCTATCGAACACGAATTCCATGTCATCTATTGCTGTCATTGTAGTTCCAGCAACGGTGAATTCAGCACCTTTTGGTATATTTACCTTAACATTAGGATATATACCTGTTCTTTTTAGAGATAAAGCAATTCCAGCTTTTGCTGGGATCGGTCTTCTGATGCTGTATCCTAAACTTCTCGCGCCCACATATATTGCTTCGGGAGTTGTTGCTGATTCTAAAAAACTTTCTTTAAAAGCTTCTTCTATCCACGCTGCCTGTAAATCAGAGTTAGCAGCGAAAAGTTCGAGAAGCGTTTTTCCATATGAGGATTGCCCTAGATCAGCTAATGTACCTTCTTTAGCCGATAATATGTTATTGAAATCGGTTAAGATCTGGTCATATGTAATTTTAGAGTAACGTCTATCTTGTATTGCCATTGTATATCGCCAATTTTATTTAATATAGTTTATAAATAATAAATGTAATTAATACTTAAAATGAACTACTCACCCACAGAAAAGCTGATATGATGAGTTTCAGGGTTCTCAGACTTCTCTAACGAGAACGCCTCCCCCTGTTTTTGTTTAACGTCCGATTTAGTACCTAAACCAGACAAAATTTTTAAACCTTGATTTTCTATATTAATGCTTGCATTATGGTCTCTGTCGTGAATTGTTTTACAATTTGGACATGTCCATGTTCTATTTTTTAGAGTTAAGTCCTGTTTTATGTAGTTACAGACATTGCAAGTTTTGCTACTTGGAAAGAATCTATCAATTTTAACAACCGTTTTATCATTCCAATCAGCTTTATAAGCAAGCATAGTATAGAAAGTACCTAAAGCAACATCAGAAAATGCTTGGGCCAGACAATGATTCTTCATCATGTTTTTTACATCTAAATCTTCAATACAAATCACATCGTGGTTTTTGACGACTTCTGTACTGACTTTATGTAAATAGTCTTTTCTAACGTTTGTTACTTTTTCATGTACTTGTGCAAGTTTTATTTTTTGTTTTATTCTTGAATTACTTCCTTTTATTTTTTTAGATAATTGTCTTTGTTCGTATTTTACCTTCTTTAAGTTGGATTTAAGTGTTTTTATATTTTCATACACTGTTCCATCTGAAAGTATAGCTAAATCTTTAATTCCTGTATCAATCCCAACTTTTGATTTGGTCTTCGTAAATGACTTATGGGTTACTTCACATGTAACACTCACATAATATTTACCTGTTGGTGATTTTGTTACTGTAGCGAAACAAATTTCTCCTTCAATTTTTCTATGAATATTTAATTTAATACCTCCTTTAAATTTAGGTATACGAAGTTTGTTATTTTTTATGTATACAGCTTGTGGAATCCTAAAACTTTGATTGTCGTATTTACTCTTGAATCTTGGAAATTTACTCTGCTTCCTAAAAAATTTGTTATACGCTGTATCTAAATTACGTAATGATGATTGCAAAGATTGAGAATTTATCTCCTTTAACCAAATATATTCATCTTCTTTCTTCAAAGAAGTTAAATCTCTTGCGTTATCATAATAATTAATCGATTTCTTATCTTTTAAATAACTTTCTTTTCTAACATTTAGATACCTATTAAATAGAAATCTACATGCCCCAAAATGTTTCGCAATCAAAACTTTTTCATCGGTGGTTGGAATAAGTCTAAATTTATATGATTTATGTACTAACTTCATCTTACATATAAGGTATATCATTTATCTACAATTAAATGATTTATTTGTAATTTTTTAATATTGACGATTACATCTCATCCACACTAAAAAGACTAATAGGTTTGAACTCATCTGTTATAAACTAATTATAGAAATAAGGAATTTACCATATGCCAACACTTTCTCTGAATATATCATACGACGTAAGAGATATAAGTAAACCGATTCACAATTTTAGTGTTTTGAGTAATGTATCGTCTTCTTTTTATGAGGAATTCAACAAAGGAAATGCCAATCGTGGAGAGAAAAAATCCATTAATGAGCCAGATTGGACATTTCAACATAATACTGGTCTCTCTACTTACTTTAAAAGACATAATGGATTCAGAGACCATGAACTACATAATAGAAGAGCGAGAAACTTTGTATTAAGACAAGGAACGTTCGTCAAATATTATACAACTGCGTATGATCCCGGCGAAGATCCTTTATATCACGAAGATAACAACAGAACGATTGATAGATACTTCGATATTCCTATTATTCTTTCTTTTCAGCCAGAAAACGAACTTTATAACCGATTCGGTATACAACATCTCGATGAATTTGAAACTCATTTTCATATGATGTTGTTCTTTGAGTTGAATTATGCCAGCTTAAGAAAGATGGCAATTGAACCAGCATGTCCATCTGATG